AGCAACTGTTTCCACAAATTATAATGGCTCATTGCACATCCAATAAATCCGCGTCTACTTCCAAAATCGTTTCCTTCAAACAATTTCTTTAATTCAAGTGTAGGCTGCAATTTAAGTCCGTCGACCCCATTAATAAATTCATAATCACTAGACGATATACCCGCATCATTAAGTTTTCCAATAGTCTCGGCTTTCCTATCTGGTCTACGTTCTAAATTAATAATTTTGATGGACTTGGAATTGAACACGGAAACGGGATCCGCCGTAATAACACCGCCTAAAAACTGCGATTCTTGATTTAATTCGTATGCATTCTTGACAATTCGGGTATCTTTATCTGAAGTTAATCGGCCAATATGACGATTTGTAATCTTATTAAAAAACCCCGATTTATTTCCAGCCCCCGTCCACTTATTCGCATAATCCATTTCGAAAAATTGGTTAGATGAATCAAAATTACCTAATCCTAAAACAATTGACGTTTTGGTCATGGATGGTCTAAAACTATAATGCGGCCAATAATGACATGTTGGATAATTATATTGTCTGAGATTATAATCATGTAAAACAAAAGGTTTGTGTGATCCATTAACCAAATGCCCGCCGACAGTATATTGATCAATGGTTTCACCATAATTTCGATTGAATAAGATCTGGTTCACGTTATTTGACAAAAACTCCGGCGAGGTCAACCCCTTAATCGCTTCTTCAATATAATTCATTTTATTATGAAACAAAAAATCATCTTCCATATGTATCCAATAGGTCGGTTTTAATTCGTTCAATTTATTCCAAATAATATTCATACTTGCGCGATGCCCTTTTCCATCCAATGATTTCATATGGTAGTCGATCCATGGATACAATGTTCGCATACTTGTTCTATCTTCTTCCGCCGAATTATCGTCAACACAAAACCAATAATCAATTTTATTAATATCCGTCCAATGATTTAGCATTGAATTAATTGTCTGTTTAAATAAATCTAGCCGCTTACATGTCGTAAATGACATAAAAATCGTTGGCTTAGTCAAATCAATTGAATCAATATTATTTATATGATTAAAAAGTGCAGCATTTTTATTACCCATACCCACGCCCATACCGATATACTTGGTCAAATTATCCCGATTTTTTAGAAAAAGAAGTTGCCAAACTTCAAATATTTTTGGATCACCAATATCATTCTCCAAATAAATACGCGAGATTGCGTTATCATATGCATAAAATAAATCAAGTGTATTCATGTCTGATTCCAACAATTCTTTATAAAATAAAATATTAGTCATTGTGGATTTTAATAACGGGTACCCAATAACATTATTAATAATAATTTTTTTACAACAATCATACCCACTAGCTTTATCTCCTACATAATACGCAACAATACTATTATGATATTCCAATTCATCGTTGAAATTAGTTTCTAGCACAAACAACTTCCCAACCAATTTATTTGCGCGCTTATATCCTTTAAATCGATGATATAATGAATTCACAAACATATTTTGACTAGTAGATCTCAAATAATTAATCGCCGAAACAATACATTCAATACGTTCAGTGTCATACTCGCACGATTTAAACCAATATTTAAGCGCATTTACCATATCATTCTTGTGTGTATATAATCCGCCTAACATTAAACAACTATAATATTTCTCTTGATCCCAATTCCCCAAATCTAAACATTTTTGATACCACATTATAGATTCGTCGGTATATGCTACCCCTGCATCTTTATAACTCTGTGCACAATAAAAAGCATATCTACACGCCATCCCATAATCAACGTGCAATTCTTTTTCGAATGCATTTTTTAGCACGATTGCATCATCGAAATATTTATTAGGATTTTTACTTCGATTTCCTGCCCGCCCCGAAATAACATAATAATCGCCTTCTAACACAACCTCACCATTCATATAATCGATATTCGCCAATGTTTCGTGTAATACACCTTTGAAACACCATCGTTTTTTATTAGTAATCAATAAAGGACGGGTGTATACAAATCCAGGCCCGAATTGTACTTGATATTTATCGATATTATAGATCGTAGGTAATTTAAAATTGCCTTGAATACTATCATCTGCATCAAAAATAAGCAAATAATCCGTTTTACCGAATGCACATTCAAGTGCCTTTGTTCTGTTATACGCAAAATCTTGCCATTCATGTTCAACTAATTCGCCTGGAATTTTTTTATCGGCGAAAAAATCACGAATAAGTTTTTTAGTATCGTCAGTTGAGCCGGTATCAGAAATAACCCAGTATGCAAATGGAATATAATGACATAAATTATTCAATGTCTCAATGATGATATGTGCTTCATTTTTCACAATCATATTTAAACAAATCGTTGCAGACAATCCTATCTCTGAAATAGATAATGATACCGGCATTTTATTATTGTTCTAAATTATAAAAAATATTTTAACTCATTTTTTATAATTATCATTATTTTATGTTATATATTATACAATAAAATCAATATTCTGGAGTATGTTTTTTAAATAAACATCCGGTAGATGACAATCCTTTAATATCTGGATTTACAATATTCGGATTCTGGTTATCACAATTTGCCATCCAGATTTTAATAATACAGAAATTTTTTTTGGGTGATATGGTAATCCCATTTACATTGGTAACAAATGATTGAACCGGGCTGATAGTTCCACCGACAAGAACATAACTAATATCTCGCCATACTTCATGTACATTTTTATTGGCGATTTTATATGAAAAACATCCTCCTGATCTATTTTTGGGATCTTCCCAGATCGGTTTAATTCCATCTCGCATAAGAAACAACATACAATTTTTAACTAGTACTTCTGGTATGGTTTCGGTAGTAGCAATTGCATTTTCTACCGTATTCATGGTAATTATTTTTTTATAACTATTAATTGCCCAATCAGTATCATGTGGTAAATGTGCCCACATTGCCCATTTATCTGATAATGGATGTAATGTGGGCACGGATAACTCCTTTTCCGGTTCGTGTTCCATTTTAAATATATTTGTTTCCAATGTAGGTTGGGGAGTTACCATATAATATATTAATATTCAATTTTTTTATATTGTTTTTTATAATGTTATAGTTATTACTGTGATTTATACAGTTTCATCGTATCCATACATTTATCTTTATCCGATTTTATGGTAATATATTCATTATCAGTATCACTACCGCTGCCATTATTACAAGCAACTCCATTACATACTACTCCATTACAACATTCTGTGGGTGATTTACCAATCACATCAACCACATCAACCACATCAACCACATCAACCACCTCCAAATCTATAGGTAATTGAACTATTGACGAAATATTGCACGACAATAAATTAATTGCATTAGACGCAATATAAGGTCTTACTTGATACATATTTTCTTCAAATATAATCTCATCCTTTTCAGAAACACTTAACATATTGACATACTGATCGATTATATCCATCGTATAAGTATAAGGCGTCGAGTCGTGCAATATTCCATATTGGTTAAATACTAAATAATATATAAAATCGCGATTAATTCGATTATTTACAACATAAAAATTAATTTTGTGATCTGATAATTCCAATTTATATGTATTATTTTTGACAGGTGAATGAATGGTAATATTTATAGAAATAAATGAATATGTGCATGGTAAATATAAAAACGACGTTGGGATAGTATAATAAAGAATTTTATCAACCTTTCTGGAATTGGACATATTCACAGAATATATCATAAAATCGTAACATGTTGGAGGATTATCGCATATTAAACGACTAGTTGTTTTATAAAAACATTTTCCTCCCGAAACAACTTCAACATCTTCACCAGTGTCTACTCCATTATATATATTTGATAAATATTTCAGAACAGGATATTGATCTAAATCGATAGCATTAATCCAGACCTTAATATATATTTGACATTTACTATACGCTAGTATTATTTTAAACGATATAAACATTATAAAATCGTTATACATAACCGGAAAAAAATATCTCATAGCAGTATGGGCCATACCTAAATAAAATAATTTGCTGAATAATGTCATGTTATATTATATCAATAACGAATAATTGTCTAAATTGTTTACAATATATATTTATCTTTTACCGCTTTGCATTGCAGGAGAACTAGAATACGATGACGGGGCGGCCAGCGACACCCTAACAAGATTAGTATTTGAATTTGTCGTGGTAGAATTAGTAGCAGGAGTGGAATTATAGTTAAATGATCCAGTTGCTATATCCAATCCAAAAATATATAATAACATACTAACAACAACAGTCATTAAAATAAATGGAATAAATACAATTATCCATGATATTACACTCATTCCATTCTCGCATAATGCGTTTAATAATAAAGTACACATGGCCATAACTATAAATTTCATGAGTGCCGTATTATATAACCCTTTAAGTGTATCTATAATTATTTGCGTCATTGAAAAAACGACGTATATTAATGCAGGCGAACATAATTTAATCGACATTATTATATTATGCCGAGAAAAAAGGTTCCCCGTCTTTAATATATCCAACTTGATTTCCGGGATCTCCTGCCGAATCAATTTCATAAATAGGACCATTATCTTCATTTTCCGCATAATAAGTAACATCATCTATATCAATTTCAATAAGTTCCACTTCTTCCTCCTCTTCCACTTCTTCTTCCTCCTCCTCTTCCTCCTCCTCCTCCTCCTCCTCCTCTTCTTCCTCCTCTTCTTCCTCGTTTTCGGTTTCAATATCATCTACTATTAACACATCTACTACTGCCACAGCCAATTCAACCACTTCTTCAACAATATCCTCTTCCTCTTCCTCCTCTTCCTCCTCTTCCTCCTCTTCCTCCGCCTGACCATTTTCAATAATATTCAAAAAAATATGTTCGCCACAATCATTTAATCCAGGTTCCACCTTAATTTTAATTGCCGGATCAATAACTCCGCAAACACCAACTCCATAATATTTGCGGATATTCTCTAATTCTTGTTTATATTGATCCATTTCATTGCGGCATTTTTCCAATTCACTAGTTAAATGGCGTACAGTAAAATCATATAAAACCTTATTTATTCCATGTTGAATAACATCGCTAACATCATTTAATATAGACCGAATGTCAATTTGGTAATTATTTTGCATTATTATGGGATATTTTATGAGCTGGATAATTAATATTATTAATATCTGTTTAAATTGATTTAAATATTGTTTTATGGTAAATACATAATGGACAATTCCGATAAAATAATAGATGACCGGATTCAAATAATTATGCGCCAAACAGATTATACGGTATTAGAAGCAAAAGAAAAAATGCAATTATTTGATAACGACCACATAAAAGTAATTAAATCATTTATGGGAATCGTTGAAAAAAAGGCACTGCCTATTAAATCAGTAAATCAAGAAATATATAAACAATTGCGTCGTAAATTAGATGATTCAATGCGGGAATATAACAGTAAACAAGAAAGTAAATTGATGGATAAAATACAAAATCCATAACATTGACCATAAATATATATCAAAACAACTTAGACTAAACACCGTTATTAACAATAACAATACCAATGGAATCGACAATAATGGAAATAAAACCAAAACGAGGTAGGCGTACAAAGAAGGAAATCGAATTGGCAAATAATACAGCAACAGCAACAGCAACAGCAACGGCAACAGCAACA